GAAAAGATCTTAGCGTTCCTGACATAGAACCGCTCTAGCCAGACATAGTAATCAGGATTTAGGGCCAAACCCTGAATGGCGTAGGCAACCGCGCGGATAAGGATGAGAGCCTTTTGTAATATGGTATGAAGGGCATCCGCTGATTTGAACTCACCCCTAGTCTTGGTGCTTTTAACACGGGTGAGATTAAAATCAAAAAGAAGACTGATCCACAGCTTCTCCTCATCACCCCGAGGAAACAAGCCCTCCTCCGTTCGAACCAAGCGAGATCCTAGCAAAGGAAGGACAGTCTCAAAGCCAACGGCCTGGAACTCCTCTAGGGTGAAGAACTGAAGGATCTCAGTTCCTTGCTTAACATTGAAACCGGAATTCAACAATGTCCCAACAAAGGTGTTAGTGAGTTGCACCGCATGCTTCTGATCACGAATCTCATCAAAAGCACGAGGATAATCATTCCGATAAATGAACTCCTCAAAAGCAGCACTACCAGGCGCAGGCAGAGTGATATCATAGCGAGCAAGTCCGAACTTAAAGGCCAGCGCTCCCAAGATTAAGGTCTCAACCTCAGAAACACCGACACCTCCTGTCAAAATCCCACCATTGCGAGAAAAAGCCACACCACCCGAAGTACAAACGGGAGAATGGCTCAGAGTTTGGGCCCACATATCTAGAACGCCCAAAGAAGCCTCCGAATTAGGACCCAAATTTCGGGCCATGTCCCACTTAATACGTTGGACCACACCATCTGTGAAAGCTTTAGTAACTGACTGGTCCATACCAGAAATATCTGGTGCCCAAATCATGTAGCAACCATCCAACAAACGCGCAACATGATAGACGTCATCTCCAAAGCCAGCATAGAAGGACTTTCCTGGCTCCAATGCCAAAATACGCTCCTCAAGGAGCAAGGCACCAGGCCTATCACCAAGCCAACTATGACCGAAGAGGAGACCTGAACGAATATCATCACCAAAACGACCAATCAAATGATTCTTCCAAAAACGAAGATGAGGACCCACCAGTAGCCTATACTCAACTGAGCTAGCATGGTAGAACCTACACTTCTTCA